CCCCGGACCACCCGCTTTCACGGGAATGTTGCACCTACTTTAGGAGTAGGCAACCTGACCAAAACGGTACCCGGACACCCCATTGCGGGGAGTCAGGTAAGCCGGAGTGAGTTTTGATATGGGAATAGGATCCCCATTCAATGCCGCCAGACACCTTTGTAAGGTGTTAGTAGCTTCCCCCTCGGCCGATCCGTACAAGGCCACAGCCATTTGAGTTTCAGGATGATACCGCGACAAACGAACCCGTCGCAGTACCGGACGCCAGACACGCAGATAAGTTATACCTGCGCGTTCGGTGGTTTTCCACGTGCTTCTATGATCGTGAATTACCAAGTCACCTAAAACAACCGGCCCACGTAGTCTCCGTAGAGGAGAAGGCAGACAACCGATCGCACGATTTCTAGCGCGTCGGAAGCAGCCCAAAAGCGGAAACTGGTCAGCGGCTCGCCGCAAACCATTAACAACGGAGATCCAATCAGAAGGTTCATGCTGCTCCTTGTCAATCAAGAAAGGACGCACGCTAAAGCCCTCGAAGAAATCCCCGCCGCAGCTCTCTCTAAATGGTCCAGTTGAGAAGCTCTTACGCTCGTTGGGGGTGAACCCAAGATAACGGAGTCCCGCGAGAACTTCGCGAGATTTGTTCTCCGGGTATATAATATCGTCCCCGTAGACAAAAACATTTGAACCGATGACCCCACCCGATGCGACCGATGTAATGGCCGCAAAGATGAGGGTTTCAAGCTCAAACGTAAAACCGTTACCCATCGAACTGAACTTCTCCAAACGCACCCATTTCCCGTCGACATAGGAGTACGACGATCGGAGTGCAAACAGCAACTCGTACCATTCCTCTGGCAGTAACAGCTTTACCAAAAGGAGTGATACGGTGTCACTGGCTGACGATAAATCACACGTTGCCCAGCCCTTGCTTAAGGAGCCAGATCGAGCCAAAGCTCGATGAAGGGACTGACCGTTTTTTAGGTCGAGTCCTGAGCGTGCCAACCGGTTACGGATAAAACGGCCCGTGGCGAGTTGCAATGCCACGTTTCCGCCGGGTTCAATACAAATACCCCGGTCCTTGGTTGCGTCCTTGTCAACTGTCGTGAATCTGTTTCCACGAACTCTAACAGGAGCGGATTTATCTAAACACTTTACTACCGACCTACCCCAAGCGGAACGAAATACATACTCGTCCACCAAAGGTGCAGCCGATAGAGTGCTTGCAACACGCATAGACATTTTATCTGCCACGGTCAAGCTCGCAGCAAATGGATGCCCTTTCGACTCGAATGTTGCACCGGGTCCGAAACGCAATTTCAGATCGAGGGGTATGTTACCCAAGATCCTAGCAACCAATCTTTTCATCTTGTCTATAAAGGGGACAAGACGTGCCTGGTCGGGAGTGATCCCAAAGTTGACCAGTAATGGACGCAAGCGTTCGTTTGTAAGGCCACATTGTTTTTCTGTAGCCCAAAACCCGTCCACAGCCACCTTCCTTCGCTCCTTCTTCCCCAATGTACCAGGGAGAGACGGATATTTTCGGAGGAGATCTACTGCCTGAGCATCCTTGAAGTAACGGAGTGCCCCGGAAGTGGTGTCGTGGTAATGCAGGGGATTCACCCTCATTGCGAGGTAATCATCCCATTCCCCGTACTTCTGACGCAGATACACGCCGAGGGATACAGGGGTATCGAGGTCTGCGAGCAAGGCTCGCGACACGCTGGTGAGTTGCTCATCCATGTTTTCGATTCCGTATTAATGCTAGGCATTGCGCCTAGCTAAGACGCTGAAGGTTACTGAGGAGCGTAACCAGCCTTGTAGGAGTCTTGGATCAGAGTTGCCTTGTACAAATTGGCGCTCTGAGCGATTGCCTCGGCAATCGTGGAATCCTTAACTTGCAAGGGCGTCACGGCGGTGATCGTAACCAAGACGGTTCCATTGATGGTGTCCACGGAATTAATCGTGACTACCTCAGGGACCTTGGTGATCATCGAGACATGGCGGGCATCCTTCTTCGCATTGAAGCGAGTGAAGAATTCCACCGTGGGCCGAAGAGCTGCTACCTGGTTCGCCGCAACGGCCGACCAACGAGCGGGGGAGTTATCCCCGGGGCTGCTGGTGAGGGCCGTGTAAACGATGTCGGTAACGCCGTCTGCTTTCTTGACTGTAACGTTTGCCATTGTGGGCATGATTTGATCCTTTGATTGTGTTCGCTAGGAATTGCGAAGTGGTAAGAAAATAGACACCAAGAGTGATGCCGCTGTTAAACCGCGTGTCGGAGAAAGTCCCCGCACGCTCCTCCAACCGAGTACTGGCAAATCGATCGCCAGAGACCGTTCGAAGGAAGTGGACTCAACTGAGAAAGTTGATATGGGGCCCTGAAGGGTTCCATACCAAAATAATGATTCCTTCCCAGTTAACCTCTTCCGTATCCCCGTTACAGGGCGGGTAAGGTTCAAACCTACGAAATCCGTGTACGACGACAGAAACTGACCGACGTTCACGAACCAATCAACAATGAAGCTGAAAGGTAGGAGGGCCCACACTAAGCTGACTGGATTTATCAGACCCAGCTGATTTGCGCGATAGAGCGAGGGATTGGTGACCGTGAGGTCTCCAGAGTAGTACACCCTGCAACTTGCTTGCAGGTCCCAAGTTCTAGTCATACTAACACTACCCCCTGTATAAGGGGCAGTCGCGACGCCGGAAGCGCGGATTCTTGCATTATCCGGATAAGGACTTTGCAACACGTCAATGGTGGAATATATATCCCCCACCAACGGAGCCCACCCCATCCAGTACTCAAGCCACAGGGACGCGAATTGCTTCGTCCTTGCATTCTTGAGCCGTTTGCGGGTAGGTCGAACGCCGCTCAACTGTAGGAACTTACGCAAATCCCTCCTTGCGAGGGCCATTGCCATACCTCCTACTTGAATCAGCCGGCTTGTAACCAGCTTCATCGCTTCTCGCCGTTCGGCAAAGGCGAGACCAACCTCAGCAGACTCGTATGCCTTGCTTTTGAATTTGGCGTAAGCCTTCATCTTAGCTTGGGTTTCGATATCCACTGTACCAGTAGGCAGGTTATTGTACGCGACCATGTTGGTCGCGTCCCAATCTTGGTCCCCTATGTCTTTTGTAGCCCTTGCGGACCGCATAAGATAGTAGAGATCGGGAAGCTGCTGACCTTTCGGGAAGTCTTTCGACTTATATCCCGACTGGTAGAGATAAGATGCGAGGGTTCCCCCTCGATATCCTTTTGTCTCTTTCTGGTAAGGGGTTGTAGTTGGCATACAGCCTCCTAGTGCTTTTACCTGATATTGCATCAAGTGGGGTTGATAAGACCCCAGAACAACACCTATCCCTTTGGGGAGACGGGTGTCTCAGCTTGCGAGCTGAGGGGACCGAGAGGTCCACGGGAGGAGGAATCCTC